CACTCGTACCTGCCGTGTTCGCCTCGTAGATGAAGAACGATTGCGAAGTGCCAGGGAAGCCTATGGCTGTGGATAGGTTAATCTTCTCTATCCCCCCTGATGGGGCTGAAACACTGGCAATGTGCCGTGCCGTGCCGTTCGTATTGCCTAGGGTTACAAGGTCTCCCGCCTTGAAGTGGTGTGAACCCTGCTTGACTTTGAAACTCTTTGCTGTTGACCCCTTCTCCACCACCGCCTGCTTGCACACGTAGCGCAAGCCGCTTGATGGTGCAGAAATGGGAGTCCCCTCTGGCAAATAGTTCCCTGCGACAAGGTTGGAAGTCCGAAGGCTCACACCCCCAGGAATGTCCCACGCCTTGTCCTTGTTGATGATGTTCTTTCGCGTTAGAACATCCTCATAGGTTTGAATTTGTCTCATTTCTCTTTGTTTTGTTTATTAACCATTTCACGGGCTTTTTTTAGCACAGGCGTTTGCCCGTCGTCGTCTTGTGCCTGCGCCCTGCTGGGTACGGTGAAGTCCAACCCTTTCGCTTTTACAGAATCAACAAACGCCTTGTTAGCCTCCGTTTTCTGCTCAATCATAGAGTTAAACACGTCCGTACTCATGCCAGCGTACACCGATTCGTAAAGGGATAGCTCAACATCAACCTGAGCCTTTGGCATTCCTGCGTATGCTTTCTGAATCTTTGCCAGCCTCCCCTCTTTGATAGCCCCCTCCCGAAGGTCTTTCATTTGGTTGGCCATCTGTTGGATTTGTTCTTGCAGCGTTTTTACTGCATCGTTATCTGGTGGTTCGGGTTCTTTTTTCGGCTCAACTTTCTGTTGTGCCTTTAAATTCTCCAGCTCCTTTTGATGTTTCGCTAACAGCTTATCAGATTCGCCTTTCAAAACGAAGTTGATATTACCCTGCAAATTCTCAAGCAGCCCCTTAGCATCCATAGCCTCCAACTGCTCATCGGTGGTAATCAATTTGGAGTACTGGTCTGCCAGCCCCTCCAACGTGCGGTCGCTTACCTGTGAGTTTTGCTCACGTGCGCCTTTCAGTGTTTCTAGGATTTTGTCCCTCATAATTCAAGTTTTTTTGGTTTGTCCAATTTTGTAAATATAATCAATCGTTGCTCAAATGATTCAACAGTCTCGTTTTAGTTTTAAACATATCAAATTCTGCCACCCGCTCCAATGCTGTGCTGACCACGTTGTGATAGAATACTATATCATTCAATAACCTTTCGGTTAACTCTCTTATCTCCCCAACGTCATAGGGATTAACCAGCGTATGTGGGTATAGAACCTTTGCCGTTTCGCTCCGCTCGCTGCAAATCATCGGAATACCCAAAGCGGCTGCATCCATGCACACCCTGCCAATCGAGTAGCTCAAATGCCCGTCAACCAGAACCTTGTACTTCGTTAGAAGTCTCAGGAAGTTCAAATAGTCGGTATCGCCGTATATGGTGTCGTAGGTTTTCATCAGCCTAATGGCGTCTTGACCCTGATACGCCAACAGGTCAACGGGAACACACAGCCTATCAAATGCCTGACCCAAATACGCCTCGTGCGCTTGGTAGCGATGTGAAATCACGCCCACCCTATTCTCTTGAGTTAATCCCTGCACTCCCCTCACGAACTCAACGTCAACGGGGTTGTTAATCTCAATCACGGGCTTTTGGGTCAAGAACCTCAACATCCTGCATTGCATCTCTTCAACGCCTATGACGTAGTCGGCTGCGTTGACCGCCTGCTTGAATAGCTGAAAGTTGAACACCCCATTCATAACGTCAACCCCGTGGTCTGCCTGACAAATCAGCTTCGTGTTAGATTTTTCGCCCAAAATGCTGCGAACCTCCAACGCTAGGTCTAGGTCGTTCGGGGCAAGGTTCATGTGGATTATATCGTAATCATTTATGCTCTCTTTATCCCTTATTTGCGCCCAACGCCTCACGTCTGCGCCCATTGACCTAATCCAAAGGTATTGCCCGCTTCGGGTTATTTTCTCATCATTTATAAGCGTGTCGTGGATATAGTTCGTGAGCCATAGCACCCGCTTGTGTTCAAATAGGTCCCATTCGGGCACTGAGCGCAATATTTCGTCATGCTTCTCAACCAGTTCTTCCCGCCTATCCCATAACGTCTCCTTGAAATCGTCGGCTAAATACTTCACTTCACTCGCTTCGTGCGCTCGGCAAATAATAGGGAACTGCCTCACTTGGAATATCCTTGCAACCTCCAAATCGGTCATGCCGTGGTGCTTGAAGTAGTTTGAGTTGAAGTATATTTTATCTGTGTCAAATAGAGACAGACCCGTCCCCGCCACATTGCAGATATAATTATCTTTTACGTCATCCCGCCACGATACCACCATTTCTACGTCCACGAAGTGCCGGGGCTGCGGCTTTAGCACCTTTCCAAAAGTCGTTACTGCCACATACCCCGTTTCTTTCATAAACTCTAGGCTCTTCCTAAAATATTCCTGTGTATAGAGTAAATCGTCATCAATCGTGAAATAGTACTCGTTCGGCTGCATGAAGTAGAACTTGCCCGAATCCATAATATTCTCATCGCCCAAATGGTAGTGGAACTTGTCGCCCTTAGGAAACTCATCGGGAATCTCTGTGTACTCGTTCAGGTACACCCTGACAATATCACACTTCACGTCCACCAGCCCATCCAAAACCTGTTTGCAGTACCTGCGGGTCTTCGGGTAGGTAGCCATATTTATTGATACTTTTTTCATCAATTCAAATTCGTTAGCCATATCGGTTTGCGTTTCCAATTCTTTGTTAACTCCTTAACCTCGTTAATATACTCCATGTTGCTGACCTCCCTCACTGTGTTAACGCTCGCTGCACTCGGCTCACCTCCACGAATGAGATTGTCAGCATCCATATCCATTTCACGTCTTGTTTTCAAAATGTTGGTCGCAACGCATCTGCAGTTTACATGCCATTTTTGCGAGAAATCGAAATCCTTTGGGTATCGCCCCTGCAAGTCAGCACATACGATACCTCCCTTATCCAATTCCCTGTCGTAGTTCGGAGCAACGCTAATATCTATACCCACTATAAAATCCTGCTGCTGTCTCCGTATCTGTTGAGCCGTTTCGTAGGCAAAATTAGTTTCATTGCGCGTCAGCCTCAAAGCATTCTTGTAGCTCGATTTATACATGCCCGCCTTGGGTCTCGATACGTCCACCGCATCCAGCAGCCTCTGTTCACCAAAACGGGTTTGTACATTCTCTCTCAGCTTTATGGGATTATTCAAGTACCTGCCTATCTGAACAGCCGTTGTTTTTGCCGATTGCCCTTTGCTCACCGCAAATTCCAAAGCGAGCTCCAGCTCCTGTTTGAACTGGTTGGTATTTCTCCATATTCTTTGGCTCAGGTTCAAACCGTTCTCTATCCTACCCGCAAATGCATCCCGTGCGGCAATGTTTGATGCCAGATACCTGTTGAGTGCCAGTTGTGGCAATCGGTTCGCATTCTTGCCGAAAGCCAAATTAAATAACGCATGGTGCTTCTCATTGCCAACGGCCCACTCGCTATAAATACCGTTGACGATTAATGCAAACACATCTCCGTGCATTGCCCGCAATAGTTCATTCACCTTCCTGTTCAGCACGGGGTGATTCCTGAAAGCATACTCAAGATTGGATAGCCCCACGGTCATTTCAGATACGCTGCCAATTACTGATAGGTAGATAGCCCGTAGTTCCTTCATGTACCTACGTACATTCGCTTCATGCCGTCTATCGTACCCGCTTAGTTTCATAGCAAGTTGGTTATCTCTTGGTTTCGCTCATTCAGTATCTGATCCACCTCGTTGCTCACATTGTCCGCTAAATCTAACTCCTCAACTCCCTGTTGAATGCTCAGTACCCCCGCATCCCTAGCAATCTTCACACTCTCAGCCCTATCTTTCAGCGACCTGACGCTGTATGGGGTAATTACGCTTCTACAATTCAAACGGCCAAACGCATCGGCCATGTGTGGGTACTGCACCGAAAGTAGCTGCCTAACCAGTTCAAACTCTTCGTTAAGCATGTAAACGTATTCCCCACCATAATCCTTTGCCCGTGCCTTGCTATCAAAGAGTAATATTTCCTTGTTGTCCGCACTGAGCGGCGTTTTCTGCATAGCACTCGGTGAGTTGTTAAAAACTTGGGTCTGCTGGTAGAACTGCTCCTCGATGGTTCGGTACTGCCACTCCACGGCCTCCTTTGCTCCTTCCCACTGAATAGCGTTCATAAAGCCGTCTTTGCCCACCACAATCACCCTCCTAGCATCATCAGGTTTCTCTTCCACATTGCTCACCCGTCCATTTTCGCCCTTGTAAATCACGTAGGTCGGCACGGTATTTTTATCAATGTACATCATCTGTTTGGATAGTATATCCTCCATTATCTCAACCAGTTTCGTGCCCCCATCGCCACCCCATACGGGCTCGGGAATATGCGTATAAACAACCGTCAGTATGTCATGCTCTAGCTTTTCTAAACTCTTTTGCTTCCACCCCTGACCGCCATTCTCATAAGTAATCACTGCCCCATTTAAGTAGGTTATCAGCTTATCGGTAGCATCCGTTGCATCCAGCCACGCTATGCTTATCCCTAATAGCGTTTTTTCATCGGAAAAATACGGATAAAGTTTGTATCCCAGTGCGGGTGAATAGAGATTGTGTGTTAGTGTGTAGTCCGATTTTTCCCCCTTAATGTTGCTCGGTTTTTTTTCCAAACGCCAAACGGTTGCCACCTGACAACTTTTAAACAGCTCCTTTCCCCGCTCCATATTCAAACTATCCACAGCGTTAACCACCTTATACGCCATTTCTAGCAGCTCTTTCGCTTCGTCCGCTGCACTGTCATCAATCGGTATATCATACTTTCGCACCACATCGGTGTAAAAAAGGGATTGAGACATTTTGTTAACGGCTTCTTTCTGCTTTGCCAAGGGTATGCGCCTGAACTCGTCAACACCATTGCGCATTTT